TCAAGGTACATGAGGAGCCTGGCCTTGAATATACCGATCCGAAAGCGCGCTGGAAGTGGCTTGAAATGACTGTCAAGGAGCAGGTAGACAATGTGCGTGAGTACATCCGGAAGCGCTTGGAGGATGCTCACAGATGAGCCTGATAACAGAGGTCATGCAATATCTGGCAAATAACGGAATTGTGGATTACAGCACGACAGGCGGAGCCAATAATGTCTTTATGGGCCGTTTGCCAGCTGAACCATCTACCGCTGTTGCTGTCAATCCGTCAGGTGGATATGGGGCATCGATCAAGCACGCTTACGACACGCCTACATTGCAGATACTGGTCCGGGGGACGGTAGATCCTCGGACTGGTTACGAAAAGGCGCTGGAGATATATGATGTACTTCATGGGTTTGGTGGTGGTGCTTTTGTTTCAGGAGGACATTGGGTGGTAAAATGTGAAGGTATACAAAGCGAACCTGTCTACATAGGGCAGGACGAGAATGGGCGGCATAGATATAGTTTGAATTTTGCGATAGAGGTCAAACGACCATCTTCGCACAGACAATAACAGACAGGAGGAGTCATAATGGCTTTAGTTAGAGTGTTAGCAAGAGAATGGAAAATGGAAGTGGAAGATGAACTTGCTGCTTTCGTTGAAGTTGGTGGTATCAATACGTTTGCATTTGGCGGAAGCAAAACAGATGCTGATACTACAGGTTTCGACAGCGAGGGATGGGCTGAGCATCTTGTTGCAGAACGTAGCAGGACGCTGACCATGGAAGGGTTCTACATTGAGGACAAAGACACTGGCGCGAGAGATCCCGGGCAGGAAATAGTAGATGGACTTGCTGAAAAGATCGGTGAGGAAGCCATAGGAAACTTCAAACTAACATCACCGGGAGGAACAGTCCTGACATTCAGTGGCAGCGTTGAACCTTCTGACGTTGGTGGCGGACATAACGACGCCACAAGCTGGGGAGCGACAATCACTATCAATGGCAAAGTGACTAAAAGCTGATAGGGGAGCTTGCGATGAGTAGCAAGTATAGGGACTTTGACGCGTTCTTTGCTGAAGCAAATCAGGAAAATATCACGTTCAAGGTTAGGGGGCGCGAATATAGTGTGCCCCCTTCGCCTTCACTGGGTGCTGTTGTTCGGCTTGACAAGATCCGACGTACCAAGGGCCTTGAAAGCGCGTTATCTGAACTGGAACTTGAGCAGATGGGTATAGATGTGCTCGGAAAAGAACAATTTGACCAGATGTTGGCAGATGGTGTGACCATTCAGGAATTCGAGCCTGTGTTCGAGTGGATCTGGAACCTTTACAAGGGCGTCGAACCAGAAGACGAAACAAGCGACGGTCAAAAAAAAACGAAGAAGAGCAAATCGACATCATCGAAAAGTGGGGACTAATTGAAGCCGACTTTCAAAGGGAGTACGGCATAAACTTGGTTGAAGAATTAAACGTTTTGTCATGGCGACGATTCTTGACGTTACTCAGCGGTCTTGGGATGAATAGCACACTCATCAACGTAATCGGAAGATCGAAACAACCCGATAAGCAAATCATAGACAATCCTGAAGTTGCAGAACGAGCAGTCAAGCGGATGTGGGGGGTGTAACAGTGGCGCTCAAAGTTGGAGAACTTTATAGCACTCTTGGATTAGATGCAAGTAAATTTAATCAGGGGATGAAGGCGGCAGAAGTGCGGACAAAAGGCATGTCCACTATGCTGAAGGTCGGACTTGCAGGTGCTGCTGTTGCCGCTGGAGCCGCTCTCTATAAAATGGCGAAGACGGGACTTGAAAATCTGCGCGAACTTGACGACGCCACCAAGCAATTTCAGGTCGCTACTGGAGCATCCGCTGAAGAGGCAGAAAAAGCTAGAGAGACTATTCAGAAGTTGTACCGGCAGAACACTGATTCGTATGAGGAACTCGGGGCAGCAGTGACGAGATTGCAACAACGTTACGGTGACCTTGGAGATGATCTTGAAAAGCATACACAATCCTTTCTTGACTTTGCTAAAGTGACAGGACAGGACACGCCACAAGCAATTGATGATGTTACCAACGTACTACTTGCTTTCAATAAAGAGATAGATGAAGCAGTACCACTCATGGACAGCTTGTTGGCAGTATCGCAGAAAACCGGAGCAAGCCTACCAACGCTTCAGCAGGCACTGGCAAAAGCTGCGCCTTCGATGGCCGCGTTAAACATCCCACTTGAGGAAGGTATAGCGTTGCTTGGTCATCTCGAATCACGTGGTGTCGGAGCAGATGCTGCTGTTCGAGGGTTACGCTATGCAATGCAGGCGTTGGAGAAGCCTACGAAAGCGCAAATGGAAGCGTTAGACACACTCGGTATAAAGTTTGAGGAACTCGAAAACGGAGCGATCAAGGTATCAGAAGACGCCTTTCCAAGGTTATTGCAACGACTAAGTGAAGGTAATTTGTCGTCAAGTGAAATGACAGCCGCTTTGGAAATACTCGGGAAAATGGCAGGTCAGGAAATGGTACGGGGACTTCAGGGCGGCGAGGAAGGCATCAAGGCACTCATGGAAACAATCAAAGAATCAGAAGGTGTTGTCAATGAAGCATCGGAGGTCTATGACAAACAGCTTGGCGAACGGTGGGAACTGATACGTAGACAATATCTTGTACCCTTCATGGAATGGCTAGGGGACAAGCTCCTGACAGTTTTAGAAAATGTTGCTGCGTTCATCGAGACATGGGGGCCTAGGATTGTCGCAGTGTTTGAGACTGTAAGTGCTGCTATCGAAAAGGTAGTCGCTGCGATAAGCAACGTGTTGAGAAAAACTCAAGAAATGTATGAAGGTGGCAAAAATGCCATTGTTTCATGGGGAGAGGGGATAAAAGCAGGGGCAGCAAGTGCTGTTGAGGCGGCACAAGGTGTCGCAAGCCGGGTGGCTAAGTTTTTCATAGGCGAATCGCCGCCACCGGAAGGACCCCTTTCTACCATCGACATTGGTGGTCAGCGTCTGATAGAGGCATGGGCTAACGGGATGCTCATGGCTGAAGGTTACGTCCAAGACGTCGTAGCGCAAATATCTGATACTGTTGTATCAGAGATGGAACGGACTAACCATCAGGTTATGGCTCTTGAGACTGGATACCAGAACTGGTTCAGCACACTTGAAAGCGGTTTGATGTCAGCAATCACTGGAACTAGAGAATTGTCGAGTGTGCTGAGGGATATCGCGATGCAATTGGCTAATAAAATGTTGCAAATGTTGTTGTTCGGCGGGCTCGGCGGTGGAGGCGGCTTGTTCGGGGGGCTGTTCGGTGGGTTGTTCCATTCTGGAGGCGTAGTCGGTCAAAGCAGCGTTCCCATGCGGCTTGTCCCGGCCGGGGCTTTTGCAGGAGCGCCGAGGTTACACAACGGACTACGCCCGGACGAGTTTCCTGCGATCCTCCAACGTGGCGAGACAGTGTTACCGAGGGGAGCCGACACAGCATCACCAACGAGTGTCAAAATTGTCAACGTGCTCGATCCTTCCATCGTAGGAAACTACCTCGGAACGCCGGAGGGTGAGAAAGTCATTGTAAATATCATGCAGCGGAACATAAGGAGGATTACATAATGCCTCATACAATTGGATATGTTACGGGGACAACAGACGATCCTGCCCACTATAAGTTTTTAGATGTGTTAAAAAACTTTGCGGTAGCTAATGGTTGGGAACAGTTGATGTACGACGGAACAAGTGACAACAGATATGTTTTCCTGAAAGGCCCCGGACTGACGGGAGAAGATCCCGTATGGGTCGGGCTCGACACGTACCAGAGCGTTGCGAGCGGATACTACAACGTCGCAGTCGGGGTGGCAACAAATTATCTTGAGTCTCAAACGTACTATAACCAGCCGCAGATGAAGCGCATTGGAGTCCCGCTTTTCTACGACAGAATTGACTACTGGATAACGCTGAACGCTCAAAGAATCGTGTTTGTATGCAAGGTCGGGCAAAATTACTACGAACACGGTTACATGGGGAAATTCATCCCATATTGCTCGCCGCTCCAGTATCCGTACCCGGTGTTTGT